ACAGTTTATTTCTGGTTGTTCCATTTGAAATAATGTATCTACTGTTTTCTCTATATTTTCAGGTGGTCTAGTATAATCTTCTTCTTTATAATCAAATTTTTTAATTATATCAGTAATAGCTTTATTGTCTCTATTAAATAATATAGTTAATAATTCTATTAATTGTTCTTTCAATTTGTTTACCTCTTTCTTTTATGTTAAAAATAAGCTACACACATCATTGCAGATGTCCCTTTCGTATATTATTAAATATACTAGCCCTACAAGCCTTAACCTACGCGTCTACGCAGCTCCTCACTTATTTTTAATTAGTTAACTATTAGTTACCACTTTTATTAGATGCATTTTGAACATCAATAGCATCGCCTTCTTCTATAGAAGTATTAGCCTCTAAAGATTTAGCGTTACCATTTTTGTCTTTAAACATTATAACTGAATTATTCATTGAAATATTTTCAGCCTCTAATAAAGCTCCTAATGTAGCATAATCGCTTACATTAAGTTGTGTTACTCTACCTCTTGTAAAACTATCAAGATAGAACACTGATTCATTTACTTCTGATACTTCTGGCGCCATGTGCCATCCTTTTCTATGGTGTTTATTTAATAATGGGCTTGACAAGTAACACCATTTTTACTCATCAAGCCCTAGAGGCAAACTAGTTTGTTTACCTAATTTCTTTTAATATTTCCATATTTTTTTTCATATTGAGTTATTAAAAAGTTAACTTCAGTCATATCTTTTCTCTTTATAGCTTTTAATAGTCTCTTTTTATGCATTTGTTTTTCAATTTTAATTTTATTTGCTTTCTTTTTATTCATAATATCTCCTCAAAAATATAACAGGCGTAGGGTTGGTCACGCAATTGTGTTGTCTACATTAAGCCGATATAACCATATCTGGGCATTTTATACCATTCAACACCTGTTATAAGTTTTTCTTTAATACCAAATTTATAAGGGAGAATGCCTTATATCACAATTTGCAGGTCTCATATCTCCCTATAATTCTTGGCATACATTGCTCGGGACCACATGTGTTTTAATCCTCTGCCTAGGGTATGCCAGCCCAGAGTCTTTAGTCAAGTCTGTATGTATTTAATTTTAATAAAACTTTATAACATACAGCTATCAATAGTAATTTCAGCCATATAGTTATAGCTGATTCAATTATAAATGCAATATCATAATAGGTATCCATTTATTCTCCTTTGTTTAAAATTTTAGGGAATAGAGCTATATCTTTTTTATATGGATATGTGCGGATGTATATGAAAAATAAGACATAGCTCTATAGAATTTATGAGAGAGACCACGCTTAGTCTAGATAGCAAATGCATCTATTACAATGTAACGTGCCTGACAATGCTACGATACGGACATTAACGAACGGTGGTTTTAGCCATAACTCTCTCAATTATGATGATATAATAAGCCTCAAAAAGGTTTATCACACAAGAAAGGTTAACTGTGCTTTTAAGGTCATAAGGAACCCTAAATTGTCCAATACCTCGTCTGCGCTCACGCTAACAGCTGTCTCAACTTATTATATCATCTAATGGATGGTCTACTGCCTCTATAACCAGAGGTTCTAATAGACCAAAGTTTTTCTTTCTTAAATACTGTTTATCTGGTTCATCTATAAAACTAAATGAGCATCCAAACACTTCTTCCCAGGGTTTTAAATACTTTTTCCACCTTTTATAATAAGCTTTATAAGCTATTAATTTACAATTATACTCATCAGTATAAAAACCTTCTTTATCATATTTTGGTTTACCAGGAGGACTCGGGGGGAATCCTCCTAGTTTATTTATGTACCTACTCACAGGATGGCTCTTAACATAAATATTATGAAATATAATGTTGTAAAACTTATAATTAACATTATACTCCAAGTAATTAATGCTATCCAATTAATTTTTCTCATATAATCTCCAATACCAATACAATAATTATATAAAAACATATTAACATAGAAAATAGCACAAATAAACCTTCTAGTATTATTTGAGTGTACTGCTTCATTCTACCTCCTTTTTTGGTATTCTTGAACTTCCAAATACCTTTATAAATTCATAGAGTATATCATTAATTGACATTTCATTGAGAATATAATTCTTATCTCTTTCATTGTTAGAGTTAGCGGCTAACATAATTCTCATTTTATTTTTATCAGGTTCTTGCATAATTTCTCCCTAGTTATGATGTTTGCAAGGTGAATCTACTATTGATTTGGATGGTATTTCAGCATCTACTTTATTGCCTAATAGGTCCCAACTTGCTACATCTGATACTTTAGCGTATGCAGTCATTATTTTACCACATCCTTTACATTTTATCTTTCTTATTGTTGCCACTTATTTCTCCTTATAGTTTATGGACTCAGTAATAGCATTTACTATTGTAAGAGCTATACAGAACTTACTCTAATAGATACTATTACTGACTGTTTTGTCCGTTATGATAGGTTTATAGTGGTATATCCTATCAAGTTTATTTATTATATTTAGATTTGTTATACCATAAGTAGTATAACTGTTTTTTACTCATCTTCTTAAATTTAGATTTAGACTCATTAGGCCACCTAATGGTAGCCCAACGAATCAAGTCCTGTTTAGTACTAAGAAGACATTTATGCCTTACCATAAAAGATTATCATCTTCATCAGGTTCAGATAATCTATCATATTCAGCTTCGTCAGCTCTCATTTTAGCCTGAATTAACTCATCTTGAGTCTTTTGCTCATGAGTCCAATCATATTCTTCTCTTACTACCTTTTCACCAGCTAATTCAGCTTCTATTTGAGCTAACTCTACTTGTGTAGGCTCATCTGGTATATTGAATATTAAGTCTTTAATAATACCAGACTCTCTACATTTAATGTCGTATTTAATATTATTGACATTCATTTCAACAGCTCTACAATCTTTAGAGACACCTTCTATACTATCTTCAAGAGTTCTAACTTTACCTCTTGTCTCAGTATCCCATTTAGTTAGATAGTCTAATTTATCTTCAAGAGCTTTGATTTTCTTGCTGAAATCAAATCTAATATCACTATCATTATCATTTATATGTTCTAATTGGTTATTTATCCTAGAAGACAATACTTTATCTCTATCTTCAAGAGCTTTGATATCAACACTATTCTTTCTTAGCTTATTGAATATGATAGTTATCATTGTATCATTAGGTCTTTTGAATTTATTGTATTTAGGCCTACGAAAAAACACTGCCCTGCGTAATAACCTAAATGGTAGTAGAACTATCTTAATAGGCAATAATATAATGCCTCTTATAGTAGCCTTAACTACTCTGTAAATAGTCCCTAATTTAATATATACTGAACGTTTCATTGTGAAACCTTTCTGTGCCTGTGAGCACTGTTTTATTGTTATTTATTAATTGGTAACATAAGTCTTAATTGCTATGTGTCTTTACAATTAAGTTAATAGTTGATGGTACAGGTTAAACCCTTATTTCAGGACATCGCCATCGCGACTAAACTTGTGTTAATTTTATGTTATGTGTATTAATACACTATTATTACTGTTATTTATGTATACATATAGAGAAAGAGTAGGATGATTTACCCTACTCTATACTCTAATATACACTTTTGATAAAGATTATCCGAAGATATCTATGATATCATCAGATTTATCTGTATCAAATACTGTTTCTGGACCGAACCATAGTTTTTCTGGTCTCGTCTTTTTTTGACCTGTTTTATCGTCAAAAATAGATGATTCCGGAAAAAGTTTTACTACCCAACTACTCGTTTTATCGTTGTTGGTTAGTAGAACTTCGAGTTCATCTAACTTATCACTATTGAACACATCGTGGTTTATGTATTTTGCAGTAAATCCGTTCTTTTCGATTTTACACGGATTTATGCAGAATTCATTCGATGTGCCTTCAATAGGGATAAGGAAAGTTTTTAATAAGTCTAATAATTTTTTCATTGTATGTTTTACCTCAATTAATTAATTAGTAAGAATTGTTAAGGACTTTCTCAAGTCGCAAGACTTGCGGGGGTTCGCACCAAGCACGTTGATGCTTTGCAATCAAAAGGGGATAGCTGGGCCCTTGTCTTAGAGTCTGACTAAGACCTGAGGCGAAAGTAACACGAGTAAGTACTACAGCAAGGGTTACTTTCAACGAAGTAAGGGCCCCTACCCCGTGATTTTCAACGGGTGCGGTGCACTATATCTCCCCCAAACCCATTCTCACGCTATTTTTTTGAAAATCAACCTAAAAGTCTATTTATCCTCGTGAAACCAGGAAATTGGGACCCCTATTAAAAATTTTATAATTTTTTTCTAGGAAAATTGGTTGTAATTGCTTAAGTTAAGTCCGCGCTTATGCGGTAACTAACCTAGTTACTGCTAGCCTAGGTTAGAAGTAGGTCGTTGTCAGGTCTAAAAGGCCCTTTTTAAATAAACTATTTGGAATATAGTAGTAACTTGCGTATATTAGATTGATAATTTATATATATTTTAAACAAATTGGGGAATAAATGAGTGATTTAAAGATAACACACGCTGGAACGGTCCAAACACAGGATAGGCACGGACCTATTAACCCTGAAGCACCTTTAGGACAGGCTGGTTCTGTGTACACTGACGCTGGTAGTGCGGTAATTAATCCACCTCTAAATCAAACTTTCGTAGCCATTACAATGGTTTTAGACTGCACGTTTGCTTCTGGAGATTTGATAGCAGAGGATGCAACAAAATTTATAAACACTGAGACACCCGCACATGATTTAGCAGACGGAGCAGAGACTTCTATTCAGGGAACTGGTGGTAAAATTGTAGCTGATGTAGTCTTTCCAGCAGGTTTAACGATATACGGACGATGGACAGAGATTGATGTTAGTGTTGGCGCTTGTATAGCTTATATAGGCTAGAGTATGCCTAAGTTAGGTTTAGGCAGCAAACTGACCAATTCTGGTCTAATAACACCTGGTGTAGTAACGGATAACCTCGTATTAAAGCATAACTATAATGCAGGCAGTGTAATACCTGTAAGTGATGGTGCTGCGTATTTTGATGGTTCTACCTCTTATATTGAAATACATCATGGTGCTATAGATGTGTCTAGTGATGATTTTACTATATCAGCATGGATAATGCCAGTAACAGGTATTGCACAATATGACTGTTTTATAGCTAAACGTGACGGTACTGATGAAGGATTTCAATTCGATATAAGAGAGGGAATTACTCAAATTGGTGGCGCTTTAGAAGACGGTGATAGTACATTTGGATTATCAGGTACCATTCCAGTTTTAATAAACGCATGGCAACATGTGTGCATAGTAGTTGATAGGAGCGATAAATATCATTATTATATTAACGGAGCATTCGATGTGAGTTCTAGTACTATTACAGGTATTGATACTGGGCTAGAGACAGACGCCCCTCTAATTATTGGGGCTAAAAAAGCAATTGATGACACTGTGTCGAATTCTTTTGTTGGATACATTTGTAATGTAGGATTTTGGAATAAGACATTAACACAACCAGAAATTAAATCAATAATGAACAAGAATTATGCTGGATTAACAACTAGCGAAAAAACAAACTTAGTATCATGGTGGAATTTAGATGAAACTATAGAAACAACAAATATATCTGACAAACCTAATATTGTTTTAGATAATAATGCTAGCAATACAGAAGTTTTGGATTGGAAATCTAACTTTGGTACATCAGGTATAGTAGAAAATGCTGACACAGGTAATCTTGATGTTAATGCAGACCCTCCATATACTGAAAGTTACATAGACAATGATAATTATACTGTAAGACTTAGAGCGCTTTTAGATGGTCCTGATGACGGTGATGCTATAGACCACATTCAAGTAAAAACTATAGATTCTTTAACAGCAGGAAAATCGTATAAATTTGTAGTTACAGTTGATAGTATATCAGGTCGTTTTAGAATTAGGCCAGGCAATGGAAGCTCAGCTGCTGATATGACAACAGTAGGCGTACATACATTTTATTTCCATAAATCTCCAAGTACTTATTGGAGGCTAGAAAGAGATGTTGGGGTTGGAGATATAACAGTGTCTGATATTAAAATATATGATATTGGTTATACGGGAGAACATACATAATGGTATCTATAACTCAACAAATATTAAAACCAACACGAGCTAGAGGATTAGATACTTCTGGCAACAACAATCACGCACAAATATATTCAGGTAGAGCATTAGAGTTTGATGGTGTTACTGATAGTTTAACTGTTCCAGATAATGTTTTAAACGGAAAAGATTGGCGTACTGGTACTGTTGCGACCTGGGTATATTTAGAGTCTACCCCAAATACAAGTGATAGAATTTTATCGCATTATACTGATGATAATACAAGATTTTATTTTGCCTTTACAAATACTGGAAAATTAAGGCATCAGTTGGGGGATGAAGATGGTTTTACTGATGGTGATACTGTGTTAAATCTTAAAACTTGGTATAGAGTTGTTTTTGCTTGGAATGTTGATGGTACAGCAAATATATACATAAATGGAGTTTTAGATAAAGCCGATACAGGTATTGAAGTAAATACATTAAACACTGTTGGTACTAATCCTTTATCAATTGGCACGCATAATACTACTACATATTTGTTTGATGGTAAAATGTCAGACTTTCAAATGTGGAACTCTGTATGGACTGCTGATGATGTAACCTATGATTATCTTAATCCAGAACAATTAGCATTAAATAGAGGTGGTACATCGCTAACTAACTCTAATCTTAAACTATGGTACCCAATGAATGATGGTCATAGAGGTAATCAGTCTTATGTACTTGACGCTTCTAATACAGGGCTTGGTGATGAGTTGTTAACTAATGGAGACTTTAGTGATAATTCAGTTACCACTACAAGTGGAGGAAGTACTTTAGCTGGATGGTCTAATGGTGACACTCATGATTCAAACCACTATTTTGAAATTGTAAATGGCCAATGTCGGCTTTATACAGCTGATAGTACAGCAACAACTATAAATCAAGTTATACTGACAAGTGGAGTAGTTTATAAATATTCGTTCACTGTAAATACTTCTGCTGACGGAATGATTAAAATCATGCATGGAAGCAACACAATAAAACAAACTAGTGCTGGAGAAACTGGAACATTTACAGGGTATTTTACAGCAGCTCATGCAACTTTTAAGATAGTTAGAGCAGATGGTGCTGGAGCAAATGATATTACTTTTGATAATGTATCAATAAAAACAGTAAACGCTAAAAACAACGCAACAACTGCATTTTATGGTGATGAGATGGTTGCTAATGGAGATTGTGAAGTTACTGACCCTACTACTATTACTATAAGTGGAGTAGCTATGTCTGCTATATCTCCTACTACAATAGACGACAGTACTACTCAGGCAAATGGTGGCTCTAAATCAATTAAAGCATTAGCAGCTGGAAGTACTGCTTGGCCTGGAGTAAAATGGGTAGGTGGAGATGAAATGAGCCTTATTGTTGGTAGAACATACTATATGGAATGTTATGTATATATGCCTAGCGGGGGAGATATAGATAGAGTACAACTAAAATATAGAACAAATGATGGCACGAGTATTCAAATTGATGCTGCAGATGATGATGATTTTGATACTTGGACAAAATTATCAGGAACTTTTTTAATACCTGATGATATTACTGATATTCAGATTATAGGATATGAAGCAGGTAGTACTGACGATATACCTAATACTGAGTTCTTTTACTTTGATGATATTTCTTTAAAAGAAGTAGGTATAGCAACAGGATGGACAGATGCAGACCAACAACTTGATATACCTCAAACAGCACTGCAGTCTTATAATCAGTTAGCCTGTAATTTTGAAGCTACTCCATCAAGCCATCCAATAGGTACAGCAAGTTATTCTCCAAATTTTGGAACTGATAGTTTTGTTGTTAGTTTTAGTATGTTTCCTAATGTGGCTGAGGATGCTAGATTTATGTATCAAAAAGAATCTGGAAGTGCTGGTAGATTTGTTTTTTATTACGAAGATACTAAAGAACTAGAAATTTATATAGACTCAGATGCTGCTGTTGGCTATAGTGATATAACAGGTACAATTCTTGAACCAGGACAATGGCATCATATTATAGCAATATTTAATAGAAGTGCTGATACAATAACAGCTTATGTAAACGGAGAAGCTCAATCTCAATCAGTAGATATATCAAGTATAACTGGCACTATGAATGGAGGAGGAGTATTTTATCCATACAGTTTTGATAACACTAATGACTTTCAAGGATGTTTGACTGAAATAGCTTATTGGAAAAATACTACATTTAGTGATTCAGATGCAGAAGAATTATATAATAGTGGTTTAATTTTAGATGCTACTAAGCATAGTAAATCTTCTACTTTAATAAACTATTGGAGAAATAATGGTTTAGCTGATTGGGAAGATTTGGTTGGAAGCACTAATCTAACAAGTAATAATATGACAGAAACAATGCTTATTACAGCAGGTGTAGACAGTTCAAGAGATTCACAAGGGTTCTTGATGAATAGACAAAGAACTACTAATAGTTTGAATTTAGATGGAGATTTTTTAAAGAATGATATAGCAGATTCAGGGGCATATGCAAGCGTTGGAGACCAGGCTTCTCTAGATTTTGGAACTGATGATTTTTCAGTGGCGTTTTGGTTTAAATTTAACAGGGATGATGAAAAGATTTCATTTGTTGGTAAACAAGACACAAGTAGTGGTTGGTATATTTATTACGATTCTGATGCTAATAAGATTAATTTTTATCATAGAAAAGACAGTAAGTATACTTATGGTTCGACTAATCCATCTGTTGATACTTGGTATCATTGTTGCTTTACAAGAGATGGGGCTGCAGGGAAAATATACTTAAATGGCTCAGATGATACTGGGAGTACTCAAGATATAAGTGCTAGCGTAGATTCGTCTGGAGATTTATTTGAAATTGGAAGAAGAAACTTAGGAAGTACTGATGATAGATATAGTGATGCTCAAATAGACGACTTATTAATATATAGCGATAAGTTAGAAGCACCAGAAGTAACAAGAATTTATAACGCAGGTAAAAGGAGTCATAGATAATGGCACATTATGAAATGTATTTTTGTATACCTAGCAGTGCATTTAATAGTGCTGTTGGTGACAAGATAAAAGGGTTATACCCTATAGTAGAATCAGTAGATGAAGATACTGAAGAGGTAACTTATAAATCAGCACCTACATGGACTGATATTATATTCAGTGGTAAAGTAGGTCCTCCTAGATATTCACATGATAAGTCTTATGTTATCATTAAAGGTGAATGGTCTATGAAGGATGGAGTATTATCAGAGTTAGCAGCACTAGGAGATAGCGCAAGTTATCCATCATTTAGTGTGTTAACTAAATCAGAAGCACAATCATTAGTAGCTAGTAGCACATTTACAGGAGAGTAATTGGCAGAAACAAAGAAAACACCTTGGGAAGCGTACTCTGAAACCGCAAGTGACCCTTTTGGTAGGTCTATGCTTGGTCAACACTTGCATGATAAAGAAATCAGATTAAAAGAGCAAATAGATAGGAATGAAGAGCAGGCGTATTGGGATAGTTTTATAAATCAAGGTGGAAGTCAACAGGGTGAAGAGATACCTAATCCAGATGTAATGGATAAAGTTTTAGATGAAGGTGTAAGTGATATGGGTTTTACTAAGTACATATTTGCACAACCCAATATGAATTTAACAAATACTTTGTTAAGTAAGGTGCCTAAATCTAAAGCAATATCGAAAGCATTTCCTAAGATTGGAGCTAAACTAGGAGCAAAGGCTGGACTAAAATTTATTCCAGGGATTGGTTGGGCTATGGCAGCAGCAGATGCAATAGATTATTTTGGATATCCTATTTATGACCATATACCTGGAGGAGAATACATGACTTGGAGAAATACTTCAGAAGGGGAAAAATAATGTATAAATTTGGTTCTAGAAGCAAGAAGCATTTAGTCACACTAGACGAAAGGCTTCAAAAAGTATTAAACGAAGTAATAAAATACGTTGATTGTTCAATAATAGAGGGGCATAGAAGTGCTGAAAGACAAGATAAACTATTTGAAGAAGGCCGTACAAAGGTTAAGTATCCGAACGGTCGTCACAACGCTAGCCCAAGCAGGGCTGCTGATGTTGTTCCTTATCCTATTAATTGGGATGATAGGGAACGTTTTCATCTTTTTGCTGGTTTTGTTATTGGCATTGCTCAGTCTATGGGAATAAGACTTAGATGGGGCGGTGATTGGAATATGAACTTTGAGGTAGATGATAATAATTTTGATGATTTTCCACATTTTGAATTAATTGATTAGTGTATACAGTAAATATAGACCATAAAGATAAAGGTCTAACTACATATACTATATACAGAAAAGAAGAAGCGGATAAAAAGGGAGTAGAGTATGTATACTGGAAGAAGGTTCAACCTGGTGGATATGCTTTATCCGATGATGATTATGTTGCTAAGTGTATTAAAAGAAAAGAGTATTCTTCTAATCACGACAAGAATAACATATATCTTCGCTTCCCATGGGGTTACACTTTTTTTAATCCTAAATATGCTTCTAAGAAACTAAAGGTATCAGGTAGAAAGACTAATACTACAATGACTGGCAAACCCATGCTGGAAGTTAAGTCTAAGCAAGATATGATGAAAAATCTTGCTAAAGCCTATTCTGTTACTTGGGATTATAACTTAGCAATTGATATGGTCCTTGGTAGTTATACCCCTTCTGAGTTTAAGAAGTGGAAACGAATGATGAAAACGGAGGTTTTTGATAAAATGATAAAAGAAGAACTTGCAGACTTATTAACTGACCATGGACTAGATAAGACGTACACTCTAGAACTCTTTTCTAAAGTTATAGAAATGGCTAAAGATAAAAAGGATGTTACTAACCTTATGCGTGCTGTAGAAAACTTGCAGGGTATGCACGGTATGAAGGATAAGCAACTTGTTAAAACAACAGAAAGTATTGAAGCAATAAGTAATACTAAACTTATAGATGAACTTCGTGAAGAAGAGGATAAACTTATAGCAACTAAGACTGTTACAGAGGAGAAGGAATAATGCCAAAATGATAGGCTTAATGGGAATAGTAATGAGAAATAGAAGAGCCCTTCAACAAGTATTAAAGGCATCAGGTGGTGGCGAAAAAATGGTTAAGGTATACAGGGGCGTAAAGACTGTTCCTAACTTAAATACTAGAATTTTGAAGGGCGGAGGCAAATTTGACTCTTTTAACCCTGCAAAGCCTGATATACCGCTTCCTAGTGGTACTATATGGGCAACCAGAGACCCTAAGAGAGCTTTGGGTTTTAGTATAGAAGGCGTAGGTCATGATATGAATATGTACGCTAAGGGGGCTAAAGGTGGTCTTTTAGAATTTACTTTACCTAAAAGCTATATGCAAAAGTTTGGTAAAAGCGGTGGATGGTTTGGACCTGAAAGAGGCAAAAAGTTTGATGATGCATTTTATTTTACTAAAGGGTTACCAACTAAATATCTTACTAATATTCACGTTACTAATCCTTCTATGATTAAATCAGCTGAACATAAGTATGCTAAATTGTATCCTTGGTATAAAAAGGATAAAAAATTAAAGGATAAGGTAAGAAGAGAAACTATCTTACAATACGGATAAATATGGATTACGAAGAACAATATAGCCAAATGCAGGCTTTAAAGAAGCTTCGGAATAATATGGCACTGTTCGGAAGGCACTGCTTCCCTACAGCACTTAGAAAGAGTACGCCACCATTTCATAATGAGGTGTATTATTCTCTAGCTAATGACAACAAAAAGAGGGTGTTAATTGCAGCTCCCCGTGGCACAGCCAAGTCTACAGTTACCACCCTCATCTTCCCTTTATGGAAAGTAGCATTTAAAAAAACAGACGAAGATTTATTTATTGTTATAATATCCGAATCACAAACTCAATCAATCAACTTCTTATCTCGTATTAAATATCATTTAACACACTCAGATAAATTTAGAGATATTTTTGGAGACCTAGGTCCTAATACAGCCAAAAGATGGACTAACAATGATATAGTACTAGCAAATGGAGCTCGTATTGTAGCTGTGGGTACAGGACAAAGAGTTAGAGGATTTATCGAAGGTGACACACGTCCAAATCTTATTGTAGTAGACGACTTTGAGTCAGAACTTAATGCTTTTACATCAGAAGCTAGAGCTAAGAACAGAAAGTGGGTAACAGAGGCTGTAATACCATCTCTATCAGATGAAGGTAAGATAGCTATGATTGGTACAGTAATATCTGAAGATTGTTTTTTATATTGGGCTAAAGAGTCTACTGCATGGCATACTCTTTGGTATTCTATATGGGATGAAGATGAAAAGAGTATATGGCCAGAAAGATTTCCTAAGTCACGTATCAATGCAATAAAAAAAGAATTTGCTTCTGTAGGAAACCTTAATGGTTTCTATCAGGAATATATGAATATAGCACAATCTCCTGATATGGCTCCATTTAAACCAGAATGGATAAAGCTACATCATTATGATTATAAACGAATAGATGGACAAAATTGTCTAGTTAGGACTATAGATGGGGAAGAAGAGATTAAACCAATTGAAGTCTATTGTGGAGTTGACCCTGCTAGTAGCCTTTCTTCCACTGCTGATTACTTTGCTGTTGCTACAATTGGTATTGACTGTGATAATAATAAGTATATTGTTGATATATATAGGGATAGAATATCT